ACTAGATTAAATCCAGTAAATAAATAATACTAGACTAGTAGAGTACTAGACTAGTAGAATACTAGACTAAGTCTAGTACCAGAAGTTAAACTTCACTTTTATCAAAAATTATAATTTGAATGTGTAGAATAAACTGTATAGGGCACGGCTAGGCTACCGACTATATGGGGTGTAGTGGGTAGGTGGGTCAAAAATAACAGAATTTTCGTAAATAGGCGTACTACTTTTCTAGAAGTTTACCTAGTTTTTCCCTAAGTCTTGTTTCAACTTCTGTAGAACTGTTATTCTTTTCTTCAATAACAATATTCTGTTTCCATAAATCCAGATTACGACCATACATCTCTATGGCTTTTAACTTATTAGCAGTACTTTCAGCATCATCATTAATAAACCCCAACAATGAATTTAATAAATGATCTTTTATTTTATGTTCTGTCGCTAAGTTATTCCTCTTCTTTTCCTCTATTCTCTTGTTAAGAGTTTGGGTAATGTTTGGGTTAGCTCTTAATTGACTTGCCATATGTCTTATTGTGCTATTCTTAGTCTTAGGCGAAACTTGGTAATGCTCTAAATAACTTTCAACTAAAGATTTTCCATTTAGTATACTTTCTATAAATCCAAGTTGTTTTTTCGTAAGTTTATTTTCATCTGGTTTTTTATTCGAGCTGACTATTTTTAAATCTGGTTTATTTTTTTTATCTGACATTTTTTTATCCTAAAAGTTAATTTCAACTTTTACAAACTTACCATAGATTTACACGCCAATAAAATTTTAAATTAATAAAAGTGCTGAATTTACTACATATACCATTTAATCGCTCAATAACGCCCATACAGAGGATTTAAGCCTTTTAGCTATGATTTATCTTAAAAAAGTGTTTCGGCGTTTTTTAACTCCACTAAGGGTTACAGTACATATAGATAATATAAAGTAAAATAATGTAAAATAATGTAAATTAGGTATTGACAAAACTTAATGGCTCGTGCTAGTGATAAAGGAAAAAACTTTTTTTTTACAGGCTAGGTTGCCAAGTGCTAAGTGGGAAGAACCCTCTGAAGATAGAACCTTGAAATAGTAGGAACTAGACTAACTCTTCAGCTAACTGCCTCGAAGTATTGGGTTAGTCCAAATCCTCTGATACTTTCATTTGGTTGGCATAGCAAAAGGTTTTCAGTAAGTCAGAAAAAAACTTGTGAATGTGGGCAGTTTAAAACTCAAAATAATTTAACAAAGTTAGACAGACATTGGTTCTGTCTAGCCTTGTTCAATTATGAACTTTAACCAATAGGAGACATTATGAACTATATTCAAACACTACATTTTCTAAATGATAAGCTTTCATACTACAAGTCTAGGCTAGAGATGATGAAAAAATCAGATAGAACTTTTGCCCAAAGAGATTGGGATATAACAATCAATAAGATTAATAAAATGGAAAAGCTATTTCCAAAAGTAGGAAAAAAAGTAGCACAACAATTTAACCAATAGGAGATAATATGAACAGAAAATTTCAAGAAGATTATGAGTATCATCAAAATGCTAAATGGGATTATATCCAAGAATTAAAAGCTGAACACCATGACCCATTTTGGGATTATGAAGATGAAGAGTTCGATCAAGAATTAATCGAGCAGTTAAAAAAAGATGGCGAACTTGATGGAAGTATTGACGATTTTTTAAATAGCAATGAGGAGTATTAATATGAAATTAACTTTAAATAAAATCTACGATTGTAGAAATTTTGGTCAAATAGATGATAGCTATCCATTTATTGTAGCTATAAATTGCTCTGGCGAAGATGGTGCTGAATATAAAGGTTGGTACTACGTTGATGATAATTGGGTAGACTATTTGATAAAATGGGAAGTAGATGGCAAAAAATGTTCCAGACGTTTAGGAGATGCCAAAGACAACAAAAGATGGAATTTCTGGCAATCTAAATTACCCAATGGTAAAAAATGTTCCAGAAAAATTAAGCCATCTATTGGTGCAATGATGTTAGCTTTGATTAAAGAAAACAAAGATAGTGTCGAGAACTTTGCAACAACTTTGGATAAAGTTAACTCAAATTAACTACTTAGAGCAGTTACTAACTGCTCTTGCTAGTTCATTTGAACTGTAACCAAAATAGGAGATGCTATGAATAACTTAATAAAAGTTAAAATTAAATCACATTATGGTAGAAATCATTTCTACCCTAGTTGTGAGATGTCTAAGAGTTTAGCCAAGCTATGCGAAACTAAAACTCTGACACCAGAAAAATTATCCATCATAAAAAAAGAGATGGGTTTTAATATTGAATTAATAAATGACGTTAACTTACCAGACTTTGAATAGGAGATATTATGAGTAAGAAAAAAACTACTGTGGTTGCAATGTCCCAAACAAACATTGATAGACTTGCTAAAAACGAGAGCGAGTTTCAAAAGTTAAAAGGCGAAAGAGCAGACGCTTACAACTCTATCCAAGAGAAAAAGTTAGACCAATACGCTACGCTTATAAGTCATATCAAGGTTATCTTTAATGATAATAAAACTGATAGCGACAACTTGCCTAGACAAGTTGGTATTCAAATTCGTGAAGACTTAATGAATGATGTTGGTATGTCAAAATCCAACTCTAAAATGCTCTATGAGTTGAGCGTTAAATATGTAGCAAAGTTTGATAAAGATATACCAAGCCAAGCTACACCAGAGAGCGTTTTAGAGGTCTTTTCATCAATGGATATCAACACACAAAATGATATTAAGAAAAAAGTATCTAAGCAAGTTGATGACAATATTGGAGATGTATTATCTAGGAAATTGTTTGGAAAATGGAAGACAGAAAAAGTCAAGAAAGATGACGGAACTGTCGAAGAAAAAGAAGTGTATGTCCCTAGCAAATATACTGCCCAAGAAATACAAAATGCTTGGGAAGTTTTGCAAGATGCAAAAAGAGAAAGAGACGAGTTTGATAAGTCTTGTTCTGATGCAACTAAGAACGCTAAGGATAGCAACGACATAATCAGCAGATTAGACGAGGCATTGGCTAGTTAATCGAATACACAAATTAGGGCAGTTTAGAACTGCCCTTGCTTGTTTATTTGAAACTATAACAAAAGGAGAATGTATGAATAAACATAAACAAATAATAGACTTTGCCAGAGGCAAAATAGTATCTGGTAAGTTTACAAAATTAGATAACACCACCAGAGAATTTTGGGGTGTTCTAAAACATGAAGATAGAGACAAAGATTATCTTGTAACTGTCTTTGATTATCGCAAAAAGCAATATCGTAGATTTAGATTAGATGTTGGAAACATTGTTCTAAATGTAGCGAATACAACTTTTCACATTAACAACCAATAGGAGATAAGTAGTGAGATTAAAAATAGCTAAAAAAATAATTATGAAGTCTATCGAAAATACAGTAGGTAGACCAGATAATCAGATGCCTATTTGCCCATTCCTTTTAGGCTCTATGGGTATAGGTAAATCATATTTAGTTAGGGAAGTAGCCAAAGAATTAAATATGTACGTTGTAGAGATTAATTTGGCTCAGTATGAACCTACTGATATTGGGGGTATGCAGATGCCAGATGGAGATAGTATGAAAGTGCTAAAGCCTAAATGGTTATTATCTGAAGAGCAAAGAAAAGAGATAATAGATCAAGGCTATAAGGGTATTGTTTATTTCTTTGATGAACTTCCTCAAGCACCAATATTAAATCAAAATATTTTCGCTCAGATTTGTAATGAATACAGAGTAGGCGATTATATTATCCCTCTGGGAGATTTTGTTGTAACTGCTGGAAACAGAATGTCAGATAGGTCTGGCACTAATCAAATGCCTATGCATTTAAAAGATAGACTTACAACTATCGAGATTGAGCCTAACTTAGATGACTTTGCTAATTATATGTTCAGCAAAAATAAAGATAGTAGGGTTGTATCTTGGGTTAGATTTCAGCCAGAGTATCTCCATAAGTTTGACAGAGATGCTAACGCTTTTCCAACTCCTAGAAGTCTTGAGAGAGTTAGTGATATACTATCATGGAAAGAATTAGATGATGATACTAGATATCACGCTATATCTTGCCAGATTGGAGAAACTGCCTCAGCTAGTCTGATCACACATTTAAATATCCATGATAAATGCCCAGACCTAGACGAGATTGTAAAAGCACCAGAGACAATCGAAGTGCCTACAGATATAGCTATCCAATATGCAACTATATCTGGTCTGGTTAATAAAGTTAATAATGACAACATGGGTTCTATTATCAAGTTTGTAAAAAGATTTGATGGAGAATTTGTAGCGTTCTTTATTAAAGATAGTGTAGCTAAGAATAGGGATTTATTACAAAATAAAGACCTTAGAGTTTATTTAGCTACTGATGAGAAAATTAGAGAAATCGTTTTATAGGAGAGAAAATGGAACGAGATATCAAAACTAAAATATCGAGGTCTAATGTTAGACTTATGGTAGATAAACAGAAAAAGGGTTGGGGATTTTATGCCTCAATCCTTTTTAAGATGCCTATGATCTCTAAAGATGATGTTCAGACAATGGCTACTGATGGTAAAAGTATTTTCTATAATCCAGAATGGAGCAATACTTTAACAGATGAAGAAATGGATTTTGTTAGATGCCATGAGGGTATGCACAGAGTTTTAAGACACCATCTTAGAATGAATGATAGAGATAGCGAACTTTGGAATATTGCAACTGATTACGCTATTAATTCTATCCTCAAGAAATCTGGTATGACAATGCCTAAAGATGGATTGTATAGCAGAGAATACGAGGGCATGAGTGCTGAAAAGATTTACGAGATATTAAATCAATCTGGCAAATCTAAGCCTCAGCCTTGTAATTGGGGTCAAGTCATGTCTGGTGGTAAACAGATGACAAAAGAACAGATCAAAGCTGAAGAGAATATGATTAGAGCAGAAGTTACTATGGCAGTTCAGCAATCTAAAAATGTTGGAGAGTTGCCTAGTGATATCAAGCAAATCATAACAGAAATGGAGAGATCACAAGTTGATTGGTCTTCAGTTATTAGGAGGGTTGTAGGTGGAGATCAGCCAGAAGATTACACCTATCGCAGACCTAATAGAAG